GGAGGCAGCTAAGTGATTATTCTCACATACATTGTTAGAACTATTATGCTCATAATGTCAGTGCCTCTTGGTATACTAATGTACGCAATCATAAAAGACATAAAGAATTGGGATTACTAATGAATAAAAAGATTATTGTTCTAGCAGTAGCACTATCACTAATTCCCGCCGTTTCACAGGCTCGGACTTATCATATTTCATCAACTAAAACTATTACTCTTGCAAAGTCTTATCACTATGGATACACTTATCACAGAGAAGCACACTTAAAGTGTTCTTATATCGGTTGTCGCTCACAGACACAACCCTAGACAAATGTCAGTGGTCTATGGTAGACTACTACTAACAACAACAAAAGAAAAGGACAAAAAAAATGACTAACGAAGCAACAGGAAAGACTTACCAAATTGGCGACTTGTTCACAACACAACGCTCAAAGGTAACAGGTGTAATCAAGGAGATTGTGCCAACATCATCACCAAAGCGTACTCGTGTTAAGTTGTCGGTAGACGGAAAAGACCGTTGGACAACTTTCTCCGCTAAGTAAGTTTGGTTAAATAACCAAATGTCCTGAGCAAGACATAAAAAGGCTCAACACAACCCAACCAAAGAAAAGGAAATTAAACTATGTTCACATTCTCAATCATTCAAGGTAAGAAAGAAGTTCTTTCATTCAACTCAAAGAATGCAGTGCAAGCACATTCACTAGTTACACTAGCAAATAAAAATGCAAAGTATAAGAAGGATTACCTTACTTATTCTTATCGCCGTGCAAAGTAACTAATGATATAATGTTAAGGCGGGATTGCCGACTAATACTTCACACTCCCGCCTTACACTTAACAAAAAGGAGAGCAAATCAAAATGATGACACGAAAAGACTATGTAGCAACAGCAGAAATTATTAACTCATACGCAGACGAAATTAAATTGGCTGTATTAGAAGATCTAGTAAATGATTTTATTGAAATGTTTGCTAACGATAATGAAAAGTTTGACTCAGATAGGTTTTGGGACGAATGTTTCAAGAATACAAATCACTAATGGAAAAAGTTAAACGCATACAAGAGCTTAGGCGCAGCAATGCTGCTACGCCTTTGCGAAATAAAAAGAAATATAATCGCAAACAAAAACATAAAAATAAATTTGACAATTAAAGATTTTTTGGGCCAGGTCATGCCCGAAATGTCCGATTTGTCTGTCAAGCCGACACGCCGTCTTTACGGCGTGTTTTTTATCACACGATTTTAAGTAGACAAATGTCAGTGCAGTCTGCTATACTTACGGTATCAAGAGAAAGAAGGTCACACAGTGAACCTAGAAGAATACAAGGCTTATATAGAAGCCACACGCAAAGAGTCCACGATGTCAGTGGTCAATGCTATACTACAAGCAACAAAGAAAGAAGGTAGCAAATAATATGCTAATCTCAGAAGCCCTAGAAGGCAAATTCGTAAAGTCCTCAAAAGGACAAGGCATAATCCAGTATGCAGATTTCCGAAAGGATATGCACCACTCTACCCCCGAGGGTTATCTTGCTTATGCTTGCAAGGTTCGCCCTACTTATAACCCTGAAGTGCATAAGTTTATTCCAGAGGATTTCTGGACAACAATTTATGTCGGATTGGATAGTGAATTACTATGACAATTAAACTTGGTGGGCTAGGGCAGACTATTTCTGCCTATTGCCCAGTATGCTCAGAAAAAATGACTCATATGTGTATCGCTACACTTGGAACGGGTCGCACAATTCGCTATGCTTGGGAATGCCAGCCTTGCGAATTATCTCTTAAATCCGACAAAGATGGCTATGCTCATCTCTTAACAGAAATGGCTTACTATGTCTGATGCAATATTTATATGCGATGATTGCGATACTCTTGCAACAGTGTCAGTGGTATCTGATACAATACAAATCTCACAATGTCAATGTCTTACCCTAGATTGGAATAAATAATATGTATAAAATTACAACAGCCTATGACGGCAAAGCACCTCATCACACTTTCACAATTGGTGACGCACTTGAAGCATTCAATGCGTTTTCCCGTTGTAACGATTGGGGTTTCGCTAATGAATACGCAACCTATAATCTATCTATGCCTGATGGAAAGATGTACACTAAAAACTTCTACCGACCTTCTGGCAAGTAATTGTCAGTGGTGCCTGCTATAATACTTTAACCCAACTAACAAAGGACAAAAAATGACAGTAGCAATTGAACACAACTTAAAGTTTGTAACAGAACTTGACGAGAATCATCCAACAGCAAAGCGTTTGCTTGCATTACCCTATGAAGCACAAGTGCAAATGCTTGAAAGCATGTTGCGAGATCTCGTAGGCCCTTCAGTATTACCTCGCATTAATGAATTGAATGAAGGCAATACTTATGCAAAATTGGTTGTGTGTCTCTAATGGCTAAACACCCACCAGTCGGGAGTGCCTCGTGGCACTCCGTGTTTGCAAATGATGAATGCAAAGTTTGGCAGGACGGTAACGATGAAATATTTTTTAAAGTTGCTATCAAAGGACAACGTGTAAAATATTTCTACAATGAAACTGCACACTCAGATGTTGCAAGATATTGCTCAGATATTTTAGGAATTAGATATTGGTCCGTATTAGATTAATTTAGAAAGGTTAGTGAATGCAAGCGTTAGCATACTTATATGTTTATTCGTGTTTGTTTGGCACGTTTGCATTCATTAATTTTTTAATAGATATTTTTAAAAATTGACAAAGCTGCACTTGACAGATCAATTTTTTGGGACCTGGCCCGCTCGGGCGTGTCGTACACAACTGTGTATAAATGTTTGACTAGTCAATTACGATGTGATGTTTATCACTTTTAAGAAATCGGACATTACGGACAAATGTATCTTAGGTTTTGTTTATGTAGTGGACAAGTGTCAGTCCTGTATGCTAGAATAGGTCTACATTACAAAAGAAAGAAGGCTAAAATGACCAACGTCATGTCGCAAGTTCACAAGTCAGAAGTAGAGTCTGGCGAAGTTTCTCTCGCTGTATCTCTTCGCAATAACCCTGCTTGGCATAGTTTTGCTAATAAGGTTTTCACAGGTGAGGAAACTGTCACCACCGCTGAAATGCTAAATGCTGCTAAACTCTCAAATTGGAATATCCAACTTGAACCTGTTAGTGACTTGCTAGCAGATAACTATACAACTGTTAGCGAGAATTTTCTCGTTACCCGTCAATCTCCAACTGTTGAAGGTCAAAAAGATGTTCTCTCAGTTGTAGGCTCACGCTATAAAGTTGTTCAGAATGAAGAATTATTCTCATTCGCTGATAACTTGCACGATGGTAACCCCGATGTAAATTGGGAGTCTGCTGGTTCACTCAAAAATGGTCGTGTTGTGTTTGGCACAATGTCAATTCCTCGCACAATGGTTCTTGACCCTAATGGTGCTAACGATACAACTAATCTCTATCTAGTTGTCTACACATCACATGATGGCTCAGTTGCTGTTCAATCTGCAATTACTCCTGTTCGTGTTATGTGTCAGAACACTCTCAATTTCGCTATGAAACGTGCAAAGCAATCTTTCAAGATTCGCCACACTCAGACAGTAGAGGGAAAAATTGCTGCTGCTCGTGAGACTCTTGGTTTGACTTTTGCATATATGGACGAGTTCGAGAAGCAAGCACAAGAGTTGTTTGCTATTGAAGTGAACAATTCTAAGTTCAATGAAATCATCAACAAGATGTATCCAAAGCCTGAAGCAGATGTTAAGGGTTCAATCAAAAAGTGGGAAAATAAAATTATCACTATTGGTGACCTCTACAATGCTCCACACAATGCAAATATCAAGAACACTGCTTGGGGTGTTGTTAATACTCTCACCGAGCGACTTGACTATCACCGCACCGCTCGTAAGGGTGGAGATTCACTTATGGCTGGTGCTAGTGGATTCGACCCAGTAGTCACAGCAGAAAAAAATAAAATTGTTAAGCAAGTTTTATCACTTGCTAAATAATTAAAAAAGTGTCCTGAGTAAGACATAAAACTGCTCGCCTGATTCCATAGATCAATTGGTTAGATCGCTACCCTGTCACGGTAGAGGTTGCGGGTTCAAGCCCCGTTGGGATCGCAAAGCTTTAAATGTATAAATATTCAAAATAATGTATAAATATGCGGAACCTGGTTTCTGTGGATAACTTGTGGATAACAAATGTGAGATTTATCACATTAGAATTGTTTACGATTGAACCAAAATACGGTTACGAATGTCAGACCCCTATGCTACAATAACACCTTAACGAAAGGACAACTAAAATGGCTCAACCCGAACCAACTTTAGAATACCCAAATACTTATAATGTTACAGTTAATGTAACTTATGAGTTTGAGGTTGAAGCAGATAATGAAAAAATGGCTGAAGAAATCGGCTGGCACTATGAGGACTATGCTATGTATGCTGATGTTCAATCTATAGATGTAGATGTATTAGCAGAGTATTGCCAAGTATGTGGCGAAGATACTGATAAAGAACATTGTCAAGATGAGAATGAATAATGACTTTTTGTAAATCCCCCGCCTGTTATAATGAACGGGAACTTGACAAGAGCAATAGTTATAGGCTAGAATACTGCCTTCAATGTCGTATAGATAGGAATAAATAATGATAGTTAAACTACAAGTTCCTAATAATGCCCAAATGGGCTATGGATTGGGCAAATGTATTCAGTATGGTGTAGAATACAATGTTCTAAATGATTTACAAGTTGAACTTACTTGTACTGATGAAATTAAACTAACAAAGATGTGTGTGGCATTTATGGGCAAAGTCCTAAATGTATCACAAACTGTTCCTGTATCTGGAGATTTGCCAAAGCATGAGGTTCAGTATGCTAGAACTAATAGACCTATTCAGACCCGCCGAAAATAGAATTGACACGGCTACCAGCCGTGTGATAGAATACCACTAATAACCCAACAAACAAAGGACAAAAATAATGGCATCACGAGCAATCTCAGTAAAGGTAGCAACACCAAAAGTAATCGCAGCACTTCAAGCAAAGTTGGCAGAAGTTCAGGCAAACTATGCTAATCAAGGCAAGTTACAGGCAGAGTTTGATGTTGCTTACAAGCAGTATCAAGCAGACCTAACTGCTTATGCTTTGGCAAACATTGACAAGGCAACTAACTTCCGTACAAACCTTCGTAACTACAATGGTAATTGTGTGAACATTGACTATGATGTACCAGTAGACCTAGAAGGTTATCCAACAGCACCTCAGCGTGGCTATACTGTTATGTATGAAGGTGACTACAAGTCTACTGTTGAGGAAATTAGCAACGCAATCCGTATTCTACAAATGACAGATGAGGAAACTGTTTCTACTTCTACCTTCAAGACTATCGCACAGTATCTCTAATCAAATAATCAACTGGGTGGGGAGTTTGACTTCCCACCCCCTATCTGATAGGATACCGCTATGATGATTAACATATATTTATTCCTACTATCTGTAATCAGTTTATTATTTGTGATTGGACAAATACTATAATGGGCGCAAGAGTTAATTTCGTATTCAAGACTGAGTTAGATAAACCTAACATTGTTCTTTATAGCCATTGGGGTGAGACATCATGGCGTCAAGATTTGGCCATTGCTATTGACAAGGCTCGACCTCGCATTGCATTGGGAGACATTCCATATGCAACACGCATCATCATTGACCAACTAACTAAAGATGGACGGGATTCAGAAACAGGCTATGGTATCTCTCTAGCCACAGATGAAGAGATTGCAGTTGGCTTCTTTGATTTTCCAGTTCAAATTGACATGACAACTCAAATGGTTAATGATAATGGACATTGGCATTCATTTGAATCATTCGTAGAATATATCTCGGAGGTTATCAACTATCATGATGGGGTATAGTGCTGCTGATGTAGTTAAAATGATTAGCGGATTAGATGAAGCGTATAATTCTAATCTACCGCCAAAGCTTGAAGAAAATATTGGAACAACAATAAATTTCCTTGAAGGCTTATTGGCAGAAAATCGGATCTAAAATACAGCGGAACATGGTAGAAATCATACACACCCCCCCATGGGGGTGTAAAGGATTAATACCAAAAAAGGCTACAGCGTGTCCCACTTGACAAAGTGGGGCATTTGGGGCCTGGTAAATCGGACATTTCGGACATATAGTATTTAACCCATTTACGAAGTGATGTAAATCACCTTTACGATGACTTGACGCCAACATTTACGATGTGGTAGAATTTCGTCATGACACTAGACATATATGAAATAGATTATTCAGTCTCTCCATTTGGTATCAATATGTGGGAGATTTATGATGAAACTGGGCAATATCTAATGGATTTTGATAATATGATTGATGCCCATAATTGGTGTAATAGCCAAGGTGAAGATTATACTATGCATCTATTATCAACCTATCATAGACAATTTGAGGAAGATAATATTTCCAACACTCCCGCCGATTTGACCAATGTCAGTGGTATCTGATACAATTAAGCCCTACCCAACGAAAGGACTACAATGTCGAAACAAACCTACTACGCTTTGCGTATAACCAACTCTACATATTTTACAAGTGTTGAGGCTGACTCTTTTGAGGAAGCACAGCGTATGGTCGAATATATGAATACTGCTGATTTTGACGGCAAACTAGATGACGATATGACAGAAAATATCGTTTCCGAATTACCTCTCTAATTATCCCAACTAATAGAAAGAAAGAACAATGCCAAACTGGGTGTATAACGGATTAACTGCACAAGGTCCAAAAGAATCTGTAGAAAAAATGAAAGCCCAATTAAATAAACCATTTGTTGATTATATCGAGGCCAATGGTGATTTGGCTTATGATGTCAAAGAGACTAAGTATTCTAATCCTGTATTTAGTTTTAGAAACATCATTGCTCCCACCGACCTTGAAGCATATAAGAAGCAACCCGATTTTGTTGACCGTGAAAATGATAATTCATGGTATAACTGGAACCTCCGTAACTGGGGTGTAAAGTGGGATGTTGCTGTACCTAACAATGAAGATAATCCTGCAGAGTATATTGAATTTAGAACATATATGGAAGAGACTGAAGATGAATGGACGGCCTCCGTATATTATAACTTTAATACTGCATGGGGAATTCCCGATAAGGCTCTAGCAACACTTTCTATTCAATACCCCGACCTTCTTTTTACTTTATCATATGAAGAAGAAACAGGCTGGGGCGGGGAGTGCGAATATCTTCGTGGTGAAACCATAAGCAATGTACAATATGATAATATCTGCCGTGAATGTGACACAATGGATACCTTGCTCTATTGCGAAGATTGCGAAAATGATGTATGTTCATTCTGTGGTTTTGGAACTAGCGAAGAGGGTTGCACAGAGCACCCAGTGGAGGCAAATGTATGAAGAAATATAGAATCACTTTTATCTGTGATGAAAAATGGTTAGAGGCTATTAATAAATTTACAGATGTAGATGTATATGACAACGAAGTATTGTACATAGAGCACTTTGAGGAGATCAACTAATGTCAGTATCAGAAGCAATGTTTACTCAAACTAACTCTTATCTAGATAATCTAAAGCGTGATTACCAATTTGGAGGTATTGCCTTTCTATATATGTGGGATATCATCCGTGATACATTTGAAGAGATTGAACAGGATCCTAGTGCCTATGATTGCATTCCCGTCCCAAGCACAGATCTATATAAAGTTTGGCAGACATATAATGAACTACCATGGGGCGGTTTTGACATAGAGCAGGCGGATGTAGTAGAATGGCTATCCGCAGAGGACCTAATTCAAGAATGGGTGGAGGAGGATAACTAAGATGATTTATGACAAGCAACAAGCACAGTTGCGTAAGATTTTCGGGGACACTGAAACAAGTCCTGCAGGCTTATCATATAAAATGTTAGGTGAGTCTAAGTACATTAACGAGTCAGTGCTGCAATATATCATTAACTATATTATCATCTTTGGTACACGAGACTTGGAGCACTTGCCACCATATCTTCATGATACCGCAACTATCTGTAATGAATTATATCAACATCTCGTCAAAGTTGGGTTGACGAATGCTGGGAGCAGATAGTTTAATCAAATAGGCTGATACACAAAGGCCAATCAAGGACCTCCACATGTTGGGTGTGGGGGTCCTTTTCTTTATGTCCGATTTGTCCAAATAGCTGGGCCAATGTCCGATTTGTACTAAATGTCCAATTTACTGGTACAACATAAAAAAAATAAACGCCTTTACGAATACGAAAAAATTCACCTTTACGAAGGGCGGGATTTTTGTGATTTCACCTGGATCAATATAATACCCTTTACGAATATACATAATATAGCCTTTACGAATAGCTTAAAATTTGTGATTTGTCAATATAAATAAAATGTGATTAATATCACATAAAATAAATGTAAAATAGAATCATTTTACATAGAATGTTACACAAAATATCTAATTTTGTATAGAAAATATTGTGTTTTATACATGTTTATTCTGATATATATTACGAATGTGATCAAATTCACAGTTATGATGGGCAATTTGACTTGACATTTACAGAATTTTGTGAAATGCTGCCCTTTATGTTATGCTCTATAACTAAATAGATATAAACTAATAATATCAGGGGATATTAATGTTTTACGAATGATTTTATTCTCCACTTTACTCCACTATAAACCACTTTAAACCATGCTATAAGGCCATATGGGACGGGATATCCGCTAGGATGGTATACTATCTATATGGATAAAATCAAGGTTATATCAGACTTTATAGACGATGATGCTATAGATATCATTAAGTCATATCTAGATAAGAATCAAGATGCACTTACATATAATCCAGATATATATCAGTATGGTATTAAACTAGGTAAGGATATGTATCATGGTAAGGAGTCTATCTTAGACAGTTCCCGCCTCGCTGAGGCTAGACCTTATATCTTTAATCAATATATACCAAAATGCTTAGACAATGTGTCTAGCATATGTGGTGATGAATCTGAGCTTTATATTGCATCCGTTTGGCTTATGAAGGCTATGTCTGGATCATATATATCTAAGCATAACGACCAAGACCATGGTGCTAATAAGCACTTAAAATGGTCTATAGTTACCTATCTAAATGATATGCCAGAGGATGATGGTGTATTGAATTTTTTTAATATTAATTATGCATATAGCCCTAAGAAGGGTGAAACCATTATATTTCCCTCGGCCCCGCCGAAATATAATCATCAAGTTAAATCTATAAATAGCGATAGATATACCATTGTGGCATGGCTTACGAATGATCCAGAATTTGATCTAATGAGGCTAATTGATTAAATGCCCTCCTGTTTTTCGCTCACTATGCTGCCCCAAATGGGCGTTAAATACTGTATAATTAACTATATAAGATAGGATATATAAATGATTGATTTCACAAATTTTGAGAAGATAAGCGATGAAACCTATGTATGGCGTAATTTTCTCGGTGATGAATTAACTGATATTTTATTTGAAGAATCACTATCTATCTCAAACTCAACAAATGAAGATAATCGTAAAACTGGTCATGTCAGAGAAGATCGGCATGATCGAGTCCAATTATTGCATGGTGCTGTTGATAGTAGAGTTGTAGATATCATTAATGATTTCTTTAAAGATAGCGGATTTGAGGTTAAGAACTTTCTTCACTGGCACAATCCCGCAGATATTTGGTTTCCTATGCATAGAGATGATGCTAACCCAGATCCACATCCGTTTAAAAAATCTTGGGGTGGAGTCATATATCTATCTGAAATGGATGGTGGCGAGCTAGTCTATCCAACTAATAACACTTGGTTTAAGCCACATAAAGGTGATTTGGTGCTGCACACCTCGTCTTTAATTCACGGTGCTGCTGCAGTTAAAGGAGATAATAAAAGATTTATTACCTTTGTTGTTTATGATAAAAGTAAGCCAGTTAGTTTAGAGGATAAAAGATCGCCTGAGGAAATAGCCATATCTACCATGAGAGATGTAAGAAACTCTAAAGATTGGCTTGAGACTGATCTAGGTAAGAGTTGGTTAGCTTACGAAGACGAGAATTGGAACAAAGAACTTTCTAAGCCCTAGGGTTTAAGCCCGTAAAGAATAGCACTAGGCAAGATCTTTCGCCCTCAGTTACTGGCAATACTTCATGATGATTAAATATTGTGCCATTAAAGTAATATAGTTGACCAGACTTTGGTGTGCTAGCAGTATACTTATTTAGGCTTGGATTGTTATTATCAAAATGGTCGTACCACAAGAACTCCCCGCCTTCGTAATCATCTGTTAGGTATAGAATCGCTGAGTGAACTTCATTCTTGCTTACAGCCCAGTCATTGTGTAAAGGTAGGCTTTGACCAGCGTTGTAGTTAGTATATGCCATTGTAAGTAAATTTATTTCATCATTCTTTTTATTAAACTGTGTACCTGCTGATTTGGCAATCAAGGTTAGCAAATCAAATATAACCTTATCTTCTACAGAATCTGCATTAAAGAATACGGACTTGCCATCTTGGTATACTGGAAATCTGCCCAAACCATTGGGGTGATATTGATCTGGCACTTGCTGATGAGTTCTTTTCTTTAAATAATCATGGATAAAGTATGCTGTTTCTCGTGAAATAAATCCATCAGCTATGTTTAGTTTATCTTTATTCATCGCTACCCAATCTCTTGTAAAACAAAATAATATTTGATCTTTCCCCAGATATAACTTTATTAACTGAATGTGGGGTGTTCCTGTCACCCTTAAAATATATTAAGGTTCCAATTTCTGGCTTATATGCAACTGATGTTTCGCTGCCGTCTGGCAATTGATCATAAAATAAGATCTCGCCACCTTCGTAATCATCTGTTAAATATACTAATGCTGAGTAATGTGCTTCATCATATCCATCCACCCCGCCATATGCGTCTGTGTGATAGCCTAACTCGTCACCCTTTTGCAGTATCTGATACATGGCACGACTTACATCTAGGTCTTCCAATTCAAACTTTTCTAAAACACTATATATAACAAATTCAACTAACTCATGAGCCTTTTGTCCATCCTCATAATTGTTTAGATAAACTGGGTATAAGGCAACATTAAGTAAATTATGAGGATTCATAGTTGACTTGCTTTTTAGATATTTATTTAAATATTCTGCATCTTCTTTTGATATAAAGTTTGGAACTACTGTTGGTTGCATTAGTTTATCTTTCTAGTTAGCAGCATGAATAATCGCCCAAATGTTTAAAGCACACAGATACTTCTTCACCATCTCTAAAGTCAGTATACAAACCATCATTATGGCAATATTTGCACTTATCATTGTTTATTTTATCACAATGATTGCACACCATTTTGCCGTTTTGAATAGCCCATTTATGCTTACACTTGTTCATAGATATATATTATATCACTGTTCTAGATCTAATTCGTCTTGCCAGATAGACTGATTTTCATATGCTGAATTAAATGTATGTGGCTGCCATGCTGAATAGTTATACTGAATTGGCTGAGATAATTGATATGCTCTTTGCCAATCCCCCGCAGTTGCACGAAGTTCAGCATTTTCAACCTTCAATGCCTTAATCTGATTTTGTAGCAATTTATTATCTTTATCTAATTCATAAGTCTGATCAAACATATCATTATTTGCTTCTACAACTGCCCCATACACCTCAGCATAATCTGAACCTAAGATATCTAGTTCTCTGTTTAACTTGGTTAGCTTATCCTCATAATAATAAATTCCACTGAGAATAAATAGTGTATAGAATGCTAAAATTACAATAAATGCTGATGAATTCACTTTGCCTTGTTCTCCCTAGAAACCAACTTATCAATAATAAGCTTAGGCTTCTTTGTCTTTACAATCTTTTCCATATCAAGTTGAACACCAGCCTTATGGATTGCTTCAAGCCATATCAAATGGCTATTAAGCTTTTTCTTTTGACGACGCTTTCGAGCCTCTTTATTACTCATTATTATCTCCATTTCTCTTTAATTCTTCACGATACTTCAATAGTAAAACCGTATAGTTCTGTTGCAAATACTTATAATCATGCTTTAGCGAATAGTAGTTTGCAATATATCCCATTGATACTGGAATAAGTAATGCTAAATAGTTCATTCTGGATTATACCCTGCCCCACCCTTATATGGACCAAACAAAGCTTCTAGGAATATCAAGAAATCTTCATCTGTTACTTCTCCTTCATACCCCGTCTGCTTGGCAATACGCCTCATCTGAGATTTGCTCATAAAATCAATCACATTGTCTTCTTCTTTTTCGCTCATTTACCACTACTTCCAAATCCATTTGCACCCCGTGAGCCCAAAGCAAGCTCATCAACTGGCTCAAAGAATACTTCATGATACTTGTGGAATACCATTTGAGCAATCTTATCTCCTGCAGCAATTTGATAATCTTTATCTGTATGATTAACTAGGATTACTTTAATTTCACCACGATACCCAGAATCAATAGTTCCTGGGGCATTCATTACTGTAATGCCTTTGATTGCCATTCCCGACCTAGGGTTAATGTATCCTACATACCCCTCTGGAATCTCCATCGCAACACCCGTTGGCACTGCCCCAGCACTATCTCTAGGTAGCAAAAAATCTACTGATGAATAAAGATCGGCTCCAGCATCTCCAATGTGTGCGTATGTTGGAATCTTAGCTGAATCTGTTAATCGCTTTACATTAATCTTAATCAATTCTCACTCCATTAATTGTAAAATGCTGTGCTTGGTATCCAGCATTAAGTCTCTTTAATTCTTTTCTAATAGCTCTCCACATACCCCATTTGGTAAATGCTAAGCCACTCTTACCGTGACTAAAATAACGCTTATGCTTGTCATCCCATTTTTCAATATGCCAAAACTTTTCATACTTTGGGTATTGACCATGACCCCCTCCTGGCTCTACGACAATACGGTATAATGGTTTACATTTCTTGCTCATTTAATCCCACAATCCTGGATAGATGTTTGCGAACCATTTCATTGTATCCTTGTATTGCTTTTCTGTCAACCCGCCATAATCTTTTTGCCATTTTTTATTTATAGCAAGACCATTACGACTTAATTCATCAAACATTTTGGCATATTTTTCATAATCTAAATCCCTAAAATATGCTGCTTCATCAACTGTTGTTTCAAGATTAGCATACGGATGGCCTACACCATGAGAGTTTTTAATGTGCCATCTTAAAATTCCAGCAATCTGTCGTGCTAGGTAGCTATCCCCACTCCATGCATCTTGATCGCTAAATCCCCGTGTTAATCTTTGATATGGATATTTAATAAACTTATTAAACAAACGTGCAGGCTTTAATTTATTAAAAAATCGGGATACTGAATTAATTGTTTTTCTAGCTCGTGATGGCCTTATATTTTTTAATTCTTCCCATGATATTGATACAGTATTCATTGTTGATTTAGTTTCCATTCTAATGCTTCTGCTTCCTGTGCAATAAAAGTATCAATAGCAAACTCTTCATAACATTCCCCGCATACTTTTTGATCACCCAGCATCATATAACGCTTTCTTAGGCTATTGCAGTATGGGCATCTATTATAAGCCATTATCCCGCCTTTTTCTAAAATGTTTTCGGTTTCTTATTTTTAGTTGATTAATTAATTCAGCAACCTCTGGATTATCACCATATTTTTTAGCTAGACTATTTAGTTTTCTATTATAGCCTTTCCAATCACCGCTATTCATTAAATGTTCTAACTGAATTAATATATTCTTGGCATTACCCGAAAATCCTGCAGGTGTAGGTAATATTTTACTCAACTATTAACTCCTTCTCAATTGCTTGTATAGTAGGGCAAGGATATAAAGGATGGCAATCACAATCACATTTAGGCCATTCACAACCCCATTCTCCACAACCCCAACATTCACCATCACATGCTTTGCATATTCCATTTGAATCTGGCTTATGCAATTCAACTACTGCAAGAAGAGCTTTAGCCCCAGCAAGCCACCCGCCTTGATTAAAAAGTTCTGCTGTTCCAGTATATCTAACTGCTTCTTTAATTTCTACCAGCAATTCATCGTAGGTCATGCTAGTTCCTTCTCAATAATAGCAGTAAGTTCTTTTACAAGTTTATATCTAGCATTTCTTTCTTCATCTGCAAGAATAGTCATAGACATATGGCCTTTCCATCTTGATTCCCAATCCCGCCAACCTTTGAGATGTTCTAGCACTGCACGAAGGGCTGAGTAAGCAGCACCTGCTTCAGTATTATTTTCCCAAGATAGTTTTTCATTTATGTACTTTAACAATTCATCGGCATCTCTCCACCCTAGTTCACACATCTCATTAGCTAAAGTGTCTATTACTCCATAAGGATTTGGGTCTGTTCCCTCAATATAAACTACACCATCAGCATTGGCAATTTCATAATAATAAACACCAAGTGCAGGCTCACGCCATATTTTTAAGTTTAATTGATCACTCATTACTTTGCCTTTCGTAGTGGATGTGTAGGCCAATAATATTGGCAACCATCGCAACATGGCTTGTTATATTCGCTATTTACTGCAGAAGCATATTCTGCGTAATATTCTGGGTCTTTACGATATAAGTTAGCTTTGTGTGTAGTAGTTACACGTTTAACAACTGTAGGATTTTTACGCCATGCTGGTTCATCATCACCCCATGACAATACAGCAAACTTAGTTAATGCTGCAATGTTTTCAGCATTTTTATCAGTCTTAATACCACGCATATTTGCTATTGCAATAGCAGTTTGACTGTACCGCCACAATTCGTTTTCTGCACCTTCCCACATAAGAACAGCAGGATGATTACGCCAAGCGTTGGATTGTGATTGTCCAGATAATACTTTAAGTATTTGATAACACTCAAGTATTTGCTTGTTCAAGCGTTTGTTATCAAGGGCATCAAGGCTGTCCCGCATGGCGGGGTATGGAAGGAATGTTTGCATGACCTTATTCTATCAGTTAGTGTTGTGTTTTGTCAATAGGGAATTCATCATCAAGTTTGGCTTTTGTGCCCCATTTTTCCCAATATGGAACGCCGTCTTCATCAAAGTC